AGATGCAGTTGCACCCCCTAATACTAATGCTTCAGCTCCACCTGTTATATACATATAGTTGTTGGTTTTATGGGATATAGTACCTGCAGTACCTTGTCCACCACCAGACTCATAATTAGGAATTGTTATTGTTCCATTAACATAAAGAGCACTCCCTGTTCCAGCATGATCAATCTGTAACCCGTGAAATGGACAATTAACATCAGTTATATTAATTCGTGCAAGACCATTTGAAAGAGCATCATTTCTTGGAGAGGTGATTAATAATGCTTGTTCTCCTGCTGCCATTCCTTCTATGTCTAATCTAGCATCAGGACTCGTAGTTCCTATACCTACTTGTCCACCTGATTCAAATGTAACTCTAGTAGTATCAGTACCAGCTAATTCTTCCCCAAATCTTAAATCTCCATCTGTATTATCTCGCCATATTTCCCAAGCATAGTTAGTAGCAGCAGCATTTGTAATTCTAATAGCTAAAGGTTTTGCTGTTGAACCTGTAGTTGCAATATCTAAAAATGCAGCTGGAGCATTATTTGCTATACCAACTCGATCATTACCACCATCAACAAATAACATATTAGCGTTGTTATTAGACTCAACTCTGAAATCTACATCAGCTCCTGATTCATTAAATGTTTGTGCTCCGTCTGGGTCAGTACCACCTGCTGCAGCTTCCCAAGCTATATCCGTGCCGTCACTAGTAAGTACATAATCATTAGTGCCTATACCTAGTGCTGTTACATCAGCTGCTGAATTTCCTATTAGTATGCTTCCTCTAGCCAAACTAGCCATCTTAGCTAGTGTTACTGCATTTGCTCCTATCTGGGTTGCTGTTATGCTTCCATCAGGAATCTTTGCTGCAGTAACAGCATTATTTGCTATTTTACCTGTTGTTACATTTAAATCTACAATAGATGCAGTTACTACTGCGTCTGAAGCTAATTTAGCTGCTGTTACTTGATCATCTGCTATATTTAAAGTATTTACTGAATTATTAGCAAGTTGAACTGTGGTAACAGAGTTTTGAGCAATCTGCGTACCAGAAATAGTATTAAGTGCAATTTGAACTGCTCCAATACTATTATTTGGAATTTGTACATCTGTAATAGCATTCTGTGCTATGTGTACAGTAGTTATAGCATTGTCTGCAATAATCGTTCCCGATATCGCATTTGTTGCTATAAATTCTGCTTGTATCTTGGTTGTTGCCATATTAATGTGCTGCTATATAAGCGTTACCTGTGGTAACTGCTGCAACGTGAGTAGTTTTTAAGTTACTTGCTGCTCCTGCTACGTTAGGTGTATCATCGTCTGCATCTACAGGTGCATAAGCTAAGATAATTTCTAGGTGGTCAACGTTACGTTGTACTGTTTCATTTATCTCGGCTTGTGTCATACCTTTAACTGCAATTTCTGCTGAAGCGTCTGTATTAATACTGTTGATTAATGTTACGCTGTCTGAACCTGCTGATAAGCATTCTGTTACTGTTTGTGCCATTTTATTTCTCCTTTATTTATGAATGGGTTTCTACATAGTTATCGCCAGCAGCAATAGTTGTTATGTAAGATGATTTATCTGTTGAACTATCAGCCACTACTTCAGGCTTCCTAAGTATTTGCCCCAATGAATCAGTTGTTCTTTTTACATAATCCGTATAATCTGCCTGTGTTTGTCCAGAACATTTAGACATATCCCAAGTTCCAGCTACTACACCATTAATTAAAGCTGAACAATCATCGGCTAACGCATACCATTTTGATAGTGGAAATTCTTTTGACATATTATTCTCCTTTATTTTCTAATTCTTCAACTTTCGCTGAAAGTTCTTGTATTGCTTTAGTTAGCATAGGTATTACTTGGCTATACATAAGTTTGTAAGACAGTTCATTACTTGTATTAACAATATGGTCATCTGTCCAGCCTATTGATTCTTCTATAGCTTTAATTTCTTGGGCTATAAACCCTACGTGTTTTATTTTTGATTTTTTAGAATGATCTCTTTCGCCAAAGTTTTCATCTGTAGGTTTATAATAATTACTTCTATTATCCCAAACATAAGTAACTGGTCGCATTTGATTAACAAAGTTTAAACCTGCATTATCGGGTAAAGTTTCTATATCTGTTTTGTCTCGTTGGTCAGAGCCTACAGTCCAATCCACTTTTACTTCTGATACTGCCGTACTAACATTACCAATCACTACATTATTACTTCCTGTAGTGACTGTTGTTAAACCATCAGACCCTGCGTCATAACCAATCATTACATTATTACCACCACTGGTTATTTTATCTCCCGCTTCTCTTCCTACACAACAGTTATTTATGCCAGAAGTATGGTCGTTCATAGCTTGAAAACCGATTGCAGTATTTCCATATCCTGCGGAGGCTGCTGCCATTGTTTCATTACCGAGTGCTGTATTTTGTGAATTTGAAGCACTAGCACCACCATTGCTGTTCTTGCCAATATATATAGAGTCATTTCCTGTTGTTTCGGTATCAGCAGCACCTGAACCTATACAAATAAGGTTTCCTGCGTTTGTTATTGCTGTACCAGCTTTATAACCAACAAACACACTATTACTAGCATAAACACCTTCGGTAGCTTTACCTGCTTCAAAACCAACAGCAGTCAGATAATTCCTTGTAGTTGCTGCGTTTAGAGCTTTAAAACCAACTGCCGTATTAGAAACACCTGTCGTGTTTGCTGTTAAAGCTTCATGACCAACGGCAGTGTTGTTAGACGCTGTCGTGTTTGCATCTAAAGCATAAGTACCTACAGCTATGTTTGCAGCACCTGTAGTATTTGCTCCTAAAGCACCAGAACCTACTGCTATATTATATGAAGCAGTTGTATTAGCATCTAAAGCTGCCATTCCTACAGCCACATTTTCTGAACCAGTTGTAGTTGCTTCCATTGCTGCTTTTCCTACAGCTACGTTATATCCTGCGGTTGTGGCTGTTGTTAGTGCGTTATATCCAAGAGCAGTATTAACCCCACCTGTAGTGATAGCATCTCCTGCATAAGCACCAACGGCTACATTTTCTGTTCCTGTGGTGTTTACTAACAAAGCATCTCTACCGACTGCTGTGTTGTTTGATGCTGTGGTATTTGAGCCTAATGCCCTAGAACCGAAGGCGGCATTGTTAGCACCTGTGGTGTTTGCAGCTAAAGCCTGTTTGCCCGTAGCCGTATTCTCTGCCCCAGTAGTGTTAACTGTTAATGAAGCATAACCAACGGCTACGTTGTTAGCTGCTGTGGTGTTTGCTGTTAAAGAATTATGACCAAAGGCTGTGTTGTTACCTGCTGTGGTATTTGCATTTAATGCAGCATAACCAACACCAACATTATTTGCTCCAGTTGTATTAGTAGCAAGAGAGTGGGCACCAACTGCCACATTATTTGATGCTGTGGTATTAGAATCTAAAGCATTTTTACCAACTGCTGTATTCTCTGCACCTGTTGTGTTTGCTACTAAAGAATTATGACCAACTGCAGTGTTGTTTGCTGCGGTGGTATTAGAATTCAAGGCTCCATTACCCACTCCTGTATTATTAGCACCTGTGGTGTTTGTGTATAAAGCATTGCCACCAACGGCAGTGTTGTACGAAGCTGTCGTGTTTAATCTTAAAGCAGATGCTCCAACAGCGACATTTGTTGCCCCTGTGCTGTTTGTTAGTAAAGAAAGATGCCCAACGGCTGTGTTACTGGCTGCTGTGGTGTTAGCTGCTAAAGCAGAATAACCAAGTGCTGTATTATTATCACCAGATGTTAATGCTGCAAAAATATCTACACCTAAACCAGTATTATAGTTAGCAGCATCAATAGTTCCTGTAGTAGCATCTCCAATCATTATGGAGCTTGTACCAAAAGTCTTAGCATCTGATAAATCATTTATAGCAGAAGCTCCACCACCACTTGCATCTTCAAAAGCTGGAGGAGAACCTGCACCTGTTGAAGTTAATACTTGACCATCTGAACCAGTAGCAATAGCTATAGGGTCTCCATCTGCATCATAACTAATTATGTTTCCGTCAGTTCCACCTGCCATTTTAGCTAGTGTTATTTGATTATCAGCTATGTGTGCTGTGTCAATGCTTCCGTCTGCATAATGTTCACTATCTATAGAATCATCTGCAATTTTTGTTCCATCTACTGCGTCAGCTGCTAGCTGTGCAGTATCAACTTGACCATCATCTATATGCCTAGTAAGAATACTATTTTGGGCTATCTTAGTGCCGTCCACAGCATTATCAGCTATATTGGCTGTTGCTATTGTATTGGCTGCTATCTGGTCTGTTGTTACTTGGTTGTCATCTATGTGTTGTGTTAAAATTGCGTTGTTTGCTATTTTTGCTGAAGTAACATTAACATCTACTATATTAGCTGTAACAACTGCATCATCAGCTAGTTTAGCTGCTGTGACTGCATCTGCTCCTAGTTGGTCTGTAGTTACTTGTCCATCATCTATATGTCTAGTAAGAATACTATTCTGTGCTATTTTTGTTCCGTCCACCGCATTATCTGCGATATTACCTGTCGCAATAGTGTTAGCTCCTATTAGTGCGCTTGATACTTTTGTTATTGCCATTTATTTCTCCTAAGGCTGTGCTGGCCAGTCATAGACTAAGGCCGCTAATGCGTCCACGTCTGAGGCTGCATCTATTGCTGTGCAATGTGTATTTGCTTTTGTTCTTACTGCTGCTCTATATGTAGTATTTGCACTAGGTACTGCTGTTCCACCTTCTGCTGCTCTTATCACCATCCAATCTGTTGGTTGTAATAATGTTGCTGCAGTACTATTTATACTATTTTTATATCTTGATTTTAATCCTTGAGCTGCCACTTCTCCTTCTGTACCTAGGTCATTGTCTTCATCCTCAGACGTGTATAAAGTATCTGCTAATGCTTTAGCTGTAGCTGTACCATATGTTGCAGTAACTGTATCACTTGCAAAAGTATAAATTTGATCTGTATTTATGTAATTCCTTTCGTCTTTATAATTAGTGCTATCTATAACCACCTCATAAATACCTAAGGCTTTTAACTCAGAACTAGTCCACAATCCAAATATATTGGAAGGGTACTGTATGTTGCCTATGGTCAATGCCTTAGGTCTTGTGTATAGTTGTGTTATTGTGTCTGATTCTACTCTAGCCCACATGTTATTTCTCCTGTTTATAGTGCCGTTCCTGGCACTCCTGTTGATGTTACGAATGGGTTTTCTGCCCATGCCGCATATATAAATTTTTGACTATTATGATTTATTGTACTTGTTCCATAACCTGACACTACACCTTCGGGTCTTACTCCAAACCCATTACTGAATATATCTATAGCTTGATCGTCAGCTTCAGCAGTTGCTGCATTAGCACTAAGCACTGAACCATTTGAATTAAAAGCTCTTCTTTTAATATCATATATATACCAATTTCTACTTGCTGTTTCGGTATTTTTAATCATCACAAAAGCGGGTTTAAATCCTGTATACGCAAATGGTCCCTCTTGTGTCTGTCCATTACCAACATAACTGCCAAACCTACTGTAGCCTTGTATCTCTGCCCATAAATAAGCTATAAAAGTTTCTGTATTTTTATTAGTATGATCGTTTGTTCCTACTGAAAAAACACTAGTTGTTGGTTCTGTATCATTCCAGAATGTTGCATCATCAGCAAGAGCGTCACCTTCATCTAAATAAAGATAATCTGTTGCAGGATCTGCAGCCACATCCCTATGATATAGTGCCCAATGACCTGTATTACTTCCACTCCTCATTTTACAAATCATCATAGCAGGTTTTACTCCCAAACTATGTGATATTGTACGAGCTGAACCAGTACCTGTATAACTAACAATATCAAATCCTGCAGTTGCATGTTCTTTCCATTGCCAAGCTACATGCTCAGAAGTATTTTGGTTTATTCCCACATTTGAACCAAGAGTAAAACCATCTGAATTAAAAGCTGTTAGATGTGCTGAACTATCAGATTCAGAATGAACTGTACTTGGAAGCAGTTTCTTCTGCACTCCCCTTACTGAATCATACGCTTGATGTTGATACCCTGTAGTTCTATTCTTAATCCAAACTAAATCAGGTTGTAAATCACTATTCCCAGTATTAGTTAAGGATAAAGTACTTCCATTTCCTGTGTAGGTTTTAATTTGAAAGTATACTGAAGGATCATCTATTGTTGTGTAAGCCATTATCCATACTCCGCTAAATTTTTAGTGCATAAGGCATAATAGCCTGTGGGTACTGCATGCTCAAAGTTTCCATATCCGTTTGCATCTGCATTACCACTACTAGGAGTATAGGGTGGAGAACCAAAATTAAATTCTGCAGTACCTGTACCACTACCACTATACAAAGAAAAACAAGGTAGTAATAAAGTTGCTCCACCATCTTCTCCTGTTAATAAATTATTTGCTACTGGGTAAGCTCCTGTTACAGGATTACCCACATTTGATGAAAGTGATCCATCATCATACCATCTAAAGTCTCCTGTATTAGTAGAACCTATGTTTCTACCTACAAAATATTTTCCATTATCCATATCTATAGCTAGTCCAAAAATATTACCTACTTCCATGTGGCCTGTATTATACCCTGTTTGGGTATTAGATGGTTGACCACTTGGTTGAGCTGCTGCAGATGTGTTATTGAATACATATCCTCCGCTAGTAAATCCCCATTGTTTCTTACCTTGACCGGCAGCCTCGCCGGCAGTACTGGCATATCCCCAACTTGCATCTGAATTTGCATTTTCAGTTGCAGATGCATCTCGTATACCAAAAAACCAATTAGTTTTAGTAGAACCTGTTGCAATTACTTTAATTTCGTAGTACCACTTTCCAGAGCCTACTCCCATTGTCATACTAATATCTCCGTAATTAGCTGCTACACTTGTATAACTTAAAGCGCCTTTACTAATAACAGTGCTTACTCCTGCCCTTCTATCATTAATATTAAGAGTACAAAAATTATTAGTAGGAGTATCTGCAGATTGATCTACTGCTGCTATGTTGTTTTCAGCAAAATCAAAACCACTACCTGTGCTTGCCTCATTATCTCCTAAATTTCCTGAATCAGCAAAATCCATATAATATCCACAGTTTCCATGACTACCACTATATTTTTTAGGTTTCCATATTCCACTATCTTCATCAAACTCACCAAACTCTGTAGGTGCTAAAGACTGTCCATCTACATGATGTACTTCTGCTAAGTAACCACTAAAAAAGGCAGATGCAGTATAATAAGCTAAGTCCTCACCCCATGACTGATAACCGGGACTACCAAAAGCCTCTGTTAAAGTCATTCCACCATTTTGTGTAATATTAGGAGCAGTTCCCCAAGTTTGCTCAACTCCATTTACATATAATCTTAATCTATTCGCAGCTGTTCCATCTGTTGAGTCAATTCTTAATACGATATGATACCAAGCTGATGCATCTTTATAAACAGCATTAGTTATAGGTTGTACACTATTCCAAGAAGAATCTCCTGAGTACAGTTGTATTTGATCGCTTGCATTAAAAAACATTCTAGAGTATCTTGCTGAATTACCAGCAACTAAAAGATAGTTTGCCCCTAGTTCAGTTCTTTTTATCCAAGAAGAAAATGTCCCTATTTTTGCATTAGTTGGAGTAGTGGAAATTGAAGCACTTTTTAAATACTGAGAATTATCTGCTTCTAGTCTTACAGAATTTTCTATATCATATCCTGTAGATACGCTTCCTCTATTTGCTAGTCTATCCGTAAAAGCCATTTTAGGTTTGTGCCATATTTTGGACACGTCCGATTTCTTGCCAGACGGATCCGTTGTATCTAAATGAGAATATATCAGTTTTATTTGCTGTCGCAGTTACAGTTGGTGCTGTACTTGCTGCGAACTCGAATATTGTATTCCAAGCCATAGTATAAGCTGTTCCACCTTGTGCTATTTCCACACTAATAATTGCTCCTTCTACTGGATTAGTTGGCGCTTCCATTGTTGAATTTGCTGAATTTGCAAAGGCCCAATAAGCATTTGATTTAGTTCTAGCGTCCCATGCGACTGCAGCTGCAGTATTACTATTTTGAGCTAAAGTTGCTTGAGTTATTCTTGCTGATTTAGATATTGTTGCATAACCATTAACAGCAAGGGCTGCACCTGAACCAGCTGAAGTTCCTGCATGGTCAATCTGTAAACCGTTAAATGGGCAATTAGGGTCAGTTATATTGATTCGCGCAAGACCATTTGAAAGAGCGTCATTTCTAGCAGATGTGATTAATAATGCTTGCTCTCCAGCCACCATTCCTTCTATGTCTAATCTAGCATCGGGAGTTGATGTTCCTATACCTACCTGTTCTCCACTATCAATGGTTATTGCTAATGCATCTGCATTATCATCTATACCTGTTGATCTAAAAGAAGTTAATGTTCCTGTACTTGTAATATTTGGTTGAGCCCCTGTTGTAACTGTAGCTGCTGTACCACTTGTATTACCTGTAACATTACCTGTTAATGCTCCTACAAATGATGTTGCTGTTAAAGCTCCAGTACCTGCATTATATGTAATTGCTGCGTCTGTTTTCGGTCCTAAATCTCCTGTTGCTGATTCGAAAAGAGCAACATAAGAAGATGTATCTGTTGTATCTGCAACTGTTACTGTTGCTGGTACAATATTTGCTGTACCATCAAAAGAGGTACCACCTATTGTTCGTGCGGTTGCTAAAGCTGTTGCTGTTCCAGCTAATCCTGTTGTATCTTGGTTAAGTGTATTAACTGTTAAGTCTATATCACCTGTAGCATCTTGATATGTTACAGTAATACCACTTTCAGTATTAGTTGATGTAAACATAGCTCCAACGATATCTTGTGCTTGTTCGTCTGTTAATACTACATTATCTAGTACATCTGATACTAGTGCTTTCTTAAGTGCGGAATCTGTAGCATCGTAGATCATAAAATGATCTGCCCCAGCTGCTGTTACTTGTGTTAATCCTGAGATTCCTGTTGCTGGGAATGTGTTAATTTCTGTTTGTGCGTGAGTTCTTGCTTCAACTAGTACTCCTGTTGGAGGTGCTGTTCCAAATGTTAGGGTTGTTCCACTAACACTATATGTATCAGCTTTTTGATATACACCATCAAAGAATACTTGTACATTATTTACGTGTCCGGGTGCAGCTGCTAATGTAAGAGTAGTATCACTATTATCTCCTGTCATTGTATTTACAGCCATGCCTGCACCAGCTACTGCTGCGCTTACATGATAAGTTACTAGACCACGACCACTTACTGGGGCGTCTACCATTGTTAAAGTTGTTCCACTTACTGAGTATGCATCTTGGTTTTGATATACACCTTCAATAAATACCATTAAATCATTTTCATCTGAAGGAGTTGTGTCTAGAGTGAATTCTGTTTCACTACCATCACCTGTAAATTCTTTTCTTGTAAAGGTGCTTGCACCTGAACTTCCACCAATTTCTCCCCAGCTATCAGTATAGCCTTCAAATTTACTATCTGTAGTATTATATCGGAACATACCAGCAGCCGCAGATCCAGGTCTTTGACCAGTTGTTCCGTCAGGCATTCTTATTGCCCCAGTACCACTGAGTACTAAATCGTCAGCTAATTGATCTCCTGTAATTTGATTATCGTCTATATGTCTAGTAAGAATACTATTTTGTGCTATCTTAGTTCCATCAACTGCATTATCAGCTATATTGGCTGTTGCTATTGTATTTGCGGCTATCTGATCAGTAGTAATTTGGTTGTCATCTATATGTTGAGTTAGAATAGCATTATTTGCTATATACCCAGAAGCTATTGCAGTTCCTTGCCATACTCCTGTTCCTATTGTTCCAACAGTAACTAAATTTGCTGCTGCAGTGATAGAAGCTTGTGTTCCACCAGTTACTGTAGCTGCTGTTCCTGAAGCATTTCCTGTAACATTTCCTGTTAAGTTACCTGTAACAGAAGTAGTAGTTAGTACTCCTGTACTTGGATTATAAGTTAATCCTGTGTCTGTTTCTATTCCTTGTGTACCCGTAGCTCCGTCTACAAAAGCGGGATAAACTGTTTCGTCTGTTGAATTATTAGCTACTGCTGTTATGCTAGTTGCTAGTGCTGCAGTACCTGAAGTGTCTTGACTACCTGATGCGTTAACACCTGGTAGGTTAATATTGGCAGACCCGTCAAAGGATACTCCACCAATAGTTCTTGCTGAAGTAAGAGTTGCTGCAGAGCCAGTAGTATTTTGACTGCCTACTGCATTAACACCCGGTAGGTTAATATTGGCAGACCCGTCAAAGGATACTCCACCAATAGTTCTTGCTGAAGTAAGCGTTGCGGCAGATCCAGTAGTATTTTGACTACCTACTGCATTAACACCAGGTAGGTTGATATTTGCTGTACCATCAAAAGATACGCCCCCTAAAGTTCTTGCTGTTGCTAATGCTGTTGCAGTAGCTGCTAAACCAACTGCTATATTGGCTGTACCGTCAAAAGATGTTCCACCTATTGTTCTAGCACTAGCTAATGCTGTTGCTGTTGCGGCATTACCTGTTGTGCTTCCAGAGCTTCCAGAAGTATTACCTGTTACATTACCAGTAAGATTACCAGTAACATTACCTTCAAGAGTTGCTACTAATGTGCCTACGGCATAACCTGTACCACTTGTATTTACAGTAGTTGTAGGCGCTGCCTGATTATCTTTAAATAATTTCCATTTTCCGCTATCACTAGCATCTCTAAATAATCCTGAATAAAGGTCTTGAGAACCACTAGTGTCATATAGACCATATAGTCCTATGTCTACTGCATCTGCAGCATTGTTACCGCTCGCTAGTGCTACTAACGGGTCGGCAACTGTAATTGTTGTGCTAGAAACTGTTGTTTGAGTTCCAGCAACTGTTAGGTTTCCTGCTATTGTTACATTAGTAGGTAAACCAAAATTAATTTTGTTATTTGAAACTGTTGTTTCTATTTCGTTTGCAGTACCTTCAAATGTAAAAGTATCAGTACCAACTGTAACAGTATCATTTGAACCACTATCTGCAGCGATTGTAAGTACTGAACTTGTAGCTGCTGTACTTGCGGCTGTAATACGTCCTTGAGCATCAATAGTTATTACTGGGATTGCTGAACTTGAACCATAGGCTGCAGGTGTTACTGCTGTATTAGCTAATTTTGCTGCTGTGACTTGATCGTCAGCAATGTGAGCAGTATCTATACTTCCATCAGTATAGTGTTCACTATCAATAGCATCATCAGCTATCTTAGCTCCTGTAACTGCATCTGCTCCTAGTTGGTCTGTAGTTACTTGTCCATCATCTATATGTCTAGTAAGAATACTATTTTGGGCTATCTTAGTCCCGTCTACAGCATTGTCAGCTATATTACCTGTGGCTATTGTATTAGCCGCTAGTTCTGTAGTTGTTACACTACCTGCTACTATTGAAGCTGTTACAACAGCATTAGTTGCTAATTGATCTGCTCCAACAGCGTCATCTGCAATCATAGATTGCTCTACTGCGTCTGATTGAATTGTTCCTGCGGCAGTTACATTTCCACTACCGTCAAATGAAGGTGATGTCCAAACGACATCTCCAGTCATTCCTATTGTTCTTCCTGTTGCTAAAGCTGTTGATGTTCCCGGTACAATATTTGCTGTACCATCGAACGAAGTTCCACCTATTGTTCTAGCCGTTGCTAGTGCTGTTGCTGTTCCAGCTAGTCCTACTGCTATATTGGCTGTTCCATCGAATGAAGTACCACCTATAGTCCTTGCTGTTGCTAATGCAGTAGCTGTAGCTGCTAGTCCTGTTGTGTCTTGGTTTAGTGTTCCTATTACTAAATCTACTGTACCATCACCATCTTGATATGTTGCTGTAATACCTGTTTCAGTATTACCTGTAAACATTCCACCTGCTATATCTTGTACGTTTTCTGTTGTTAATACAGCATCTGTTCCCCAAGATATATCTGTACCATCTGATGTAAGTACTTGTCCATTACTTCCTAAAGAGAGTAAAGCAGGGTTTCCACTTGAATCACCATAAAGTATTTTACCTCTAGCTATTCCAGCTAGTTGTCCTATGCCAACGGAATCATCTGCTATTTGATCAGCAGTTATTTGGTTGTCATCTATATGTTGAGTTAGAATAGCATTATTTGCTATATAAGTTGATGTTATTGTGCCCGTTAAGATTTCTCTTGCTGTAATATTATTTTCTGCTATTAAAGTAGAAGTTATCGCATTAGTAGCAATTTCTCTAGCTGTTATGTTATTTTCTGCTATTAAAGTAGAAGTTACAGCGTTAATTGCTGGAAAAGTATCTACGGGTCTTTTACCTATATATGCCATTATGATTGCTCCATCACGGATACTATTGTATCGATTGAACTGGAAGTATCAGATATAACCTTAATTATATCTCCTGTTTCTAGTACTAATTTTTGATCCCCACCTACTGCAACTAAAGATCCTCCTGTATAAACTTCTGCGTTTTTCACTACATAGTAGTGGGCGTTTCCAGAACTATCATATATTCTAATACTTACTAATACAGGGCTAGTACTTGTTACATTTGCACAAGTAAGTCCTATTACAGTAGTAGTAGTCGAACTGGGTACAGTATACACCGTTGCTTCAGATGTACCTGTAGCTGCTACCGCAGCGTTTTTAAATGTATTTGCCATATTCTTATCCTAGTGCTATTGCGAGTGCGATTACGTCATCTTCTATAGCTTGAGCTACTATTGAATTATCTGTTTTACGAAGATATATCTTACCGTCTACAGCGCTTATTGCAAGTTCACCAACATCTATATCTCCAGTTTCTGGAGCTGTTGTGTTAGTTGTATTCCTTTTTAATTTAATTTGTTGTGTCATTAGCTATATGTCCCACCATCTATTGCCTGCATAACGAATCCAGTTCCATTAGATACAGGTATAAAACCTGATGTGCTTGAAGAAGTTAATCCTGTTCCACCTTTATTAACTGCTATCGAAGTACCGCTCCATACTCCTGTTGTAATAGTTCCAACAGTAACTAAATTTGCTAGAGAATCTATTGCGCTCTCCAAAGTAGCTTCTGTAGTGCTATCAATATTATCAATATTTGTTAAAGTTAGACTTCCAGAGTTATCATTAAAAGGATAAGAATCTCCTACTTTAATAGAGTTTCCACCTGAGCCTGCTTCTATATTTGCTTTTAATGTACCTTGATTTCCCGAAAATACGTTACTATTATCTGTAGCATCTGGTATGAAAGCAAATTTGCCATCTGAATCATCATAACCAAAGAAAGCATATTTTGCTCCACTTGAGTTATACTTCATTTTAATACCACGATCTAAGTTATCATCAGAACCAGAAGCTCCTATTTCAAATATTGGATCGGCTATTGCTACTGTAGTTGAATTAACAGTAGTAGTTGTACCACTTACTGTTAAATTACCTGTAACTGTTAAATTATCTCCAACTGTTACTTCGGAAGTACCGTGCCCAAGTGTTACTGGAACACCTGAAGTTGCTGTACCAATGGCTATACCACCAGTAGTATCTGTAGTATCAATATCTACATCATCACTTGCATCAATATCAAAAGTAGTAGCATTTATATCTACTGCTCCATCTACTGTTAATGATCCGTCTATATCTGTATTATCTAAATTTGTAACTCCATCAACATCTACATTTCCTGAAATATCTAAAGTTGCTCCTGTAAGAGTTCCTGATAAAGTAACATTTCTGAAACTTGACACATCTTTATTTGCGTCTACAACTACTGCTTTACTTGCAACTATTGTTCCTGCTATAGAACCATCTATTAAGTTAAGCTCTGCTGCTGTTGATGTAACACCGTCTAATATGTTTAATTCTGCTGCTGTTGATGTAACTAGTGTATCTGAGCCAGAAGTACCTATGTACAATGCTGGTGTTCTTACTTCTGAAGCCGACTTATTTGCATCTACAATTAATGCCGAACTTGCTGTAGTAGTCCCATGAACATGGTCTAGTATATTAGCAAAGTAATTACCGCCAATTACTGTTACTGCGTTTGAATTTGCTGGGTCACCTATAAATAACCTCTGCCCCATATTGCTCTGATTCCCAGACCCACCTGAAAATGCTAATTCTCCTGCGTTCAAAGAACTAGGTGCGGTAGCCCCTGTTGTTCTTTTAATTTTAATTATATTTGTTGCCATTTATTTTTCCTAAAATGACCCACCATCTAAGGTGAAGGTCGTGGGAGATGATCCCCCTGCTGAGGCAATTGTGTGCCATTCGTATCCGCCCGATACTTGTCTGTATACAAAAAGTTCTTCACTAGAAGTATTGTACCATAGATCCCCCTCGGCTAAGTTACTCCCAGAAGGAGTTGAGGATTGTCTATAAAATTGATCTGCTAAATCTGCTAGTGCGTCTTGTACATTTCCACCTGCTAAACTACCTGTTTGTGTGTAAGTTACATATTCAGCTGAACCTGCTTGAAGAGTTAAATCCGTAGTAGTAGTTACAGTAATTGGATTATCACTTTGATTTAGTGTAACCGTATTAGCAGTAGCATCAACTGTTACATAGATGGGAGTCTCAGTGATTGTAACTGTGATAGCCATTATCTAGTTACTTCCGGCGTTACAGTTATGTTACCTTGTAGTACTCTAGTTACTGCTCCTACTCCTGATGTTATCTCTAAATCGTATACGTATATGCCCTCTTCAATTGCTGATGTAGTACTGTTGGTCATAGTCATTGTTATCTTACCAGCACTAGCATCACTAATCGTGCACGTAAACGTGCCCGCAACCGTACCTGAGTCGTGAGTTGATCGGAACTTTGACGCGACTGAATAGCCAGTTAAGTTCATAGCTGAGCTATTTTCTTGCAGGGTTAGAATACGATTGAAAGTCGCTCCCTGCTCTAGTGTGAAATTGTAGGTTCCTGCTGCCATTTTATTATTTTCTCCATTTATGTAATTATACCAAAATTTAAGGTATCTGTCAAGATATTTTTTTCTAAGGGGTGTATTAAACCCGGATTATTATGTTTTATTTTATGAAACAGTAAAGGTTACATCTGCCCAACCACTGTCTCCACTTTTTAACGATTCACATTGTGCAATAGTAATACTTAAATTATCTAAAGATACTGAACTGCCCGCTGAGTTTAAAGCAACATCACTAGAATCCTTAGCTGATGCTGAAACAGTCATGCCCAAATTTCCTAGTTTTGTTTTTACTAGTCCGATAGTACTAAACGTTGGGTCATTTTCTACCCAACCTTTGATTGTTGTAATATTCCATTCACGCATTAGTCCTACTGCCAATATTTTATGATCTGTGAAGTAACCATTACCTCTATGAGTAGGGTGTATAATATCTGCTCGAACCCATGCTTCTCCAGAAACCTCAAAACTATATACTCTTATACCTACAGCAACACCTGCGGGGTTTACTGAAATATAAGTTCTTATAAGAGGTTGATTATTAGGCATAGCATAACCACTTTTAATACTAGCGTCTGTGCCTGTTTCATTTTGTGTTATTCTTGCAGAAAACCACTTTAAACGTTCGTCATAAGTAAATGTTCCAACTTCTGGACTTAAAGGATAATCCTTCCAACACTCCATCCAAAATGTGTAATCGCTTTCTATCATGGGTCTATATACCCAACTATTATTTGCTGTAATTGTAGTCATTAGTATTTACCTCCAACCGTCCAGTCTTTGACAGTTAATAATTCATTTTCTGTTTCTACATAGATAACATCTGTGTAGCCTTCTATATATTCTTTCTTGCCTTGATATTCTTCTGCTAGTATCCATTCTCCCTCAATTAGTATTGGGTGATCATTTGTTATTTCTAGTTCATCTTCTAGTATGTAGTATCCTTCTCGTTGTTTATGTATTATATCTACCACTTTAGTTTTGCCTTCTGGGCTATCTACTTCGTCTCCTATTTCTAATCCTTCAGGTAACATAGCAGGAGTTAGGCATTTACCACCACCGCCACCAGAACCTGTTAAATCAAGTATAGAACAAATTAAAATTATTGTATTACTACTTGCAGTATGAGTAATTGTTTTTGTTATTGAAGTAGCAGCACTATGTGTTGCTGTTGAAAAAGTCCATGCATCATTACCACTGCCCGTATTAGTTATTGCAAAACCTTCAGTACTTGATCCATCATTTGCTTGAATATTAGTACCATTTCTAAGCCATGTGTAGGTTGCTTCATATGTCCCTAGACTTGGGTGAGTTATACTTAGTGTTCCTGTAGTGTTAGTTGCGTTAAAAGTAGATCCATTATATGTTGAAAAGTTAGAAGCTGCGGCTCCTGCAGTTATTACAATCGGGCCCCATTCTAAATTTGCGTTTGCGTATGCATCTGCAGAAAATCCTGCTAGTCCTGTTATGTCAAATTCCCCTGCCGTTTGGTCTGCAGTAGCTCCAGATTCTATTCCATTTAATTTATTATTTGCTGTACTATCAAGGGCTGCTAAGTTTGCATATTGGGTATCTTGTGTTGTTAGATCAATTGTTCCAGCTCCATTTCTAGGAAATGAAATTGTTGTGCCACTTATAGAGGGTGTTCCTATAACTACATTAGTAGGCAAAGTATATTGGGTATCTTGTGTTGTAAGAACAACATTACCACCACCACTAGTAAAGGTTATCTCTCGTCCACTTACGCTTCCGCCTGTAAGAACCCCACTAGGTAATGAATAATTATTTGCATCTACAGGTGGTTTTGAGCCGCTAACACTACCATAGTCAATACCTGTAATAAATCCTGTACCATTTGTTAGCTCATTATTATTTGTTATACTACCCGCACTCCAAGTACCTGCGGCAGTAGCTATATATAAAATATTATTAGTAGTATCATAGTAAGTCGAGCCTATTACCAAGCCACTAGCTGCGGGTCTGCTACCTATAGGGCCTACTCCTGCTGTGATAGTAGGTACTTGAGAATTTGCATAGTTACTATCAGTAAGACCAAGCACTCCTAAACCAGATAAATTTAGATTTATACTCCATTCATCATTCCATATACCTGGTACTGTATAGTCTAAATCTCCCATATAAAATTGTGGATAAGTGAATGTCCAAGTACTACTTCCCGCAGGCTTAGTTCCAATAGACCACCAAATAGATTTATCTGCTGCAGCCGTCGGTATTGTAGTTATCCAAGCTCCTGGAGTTTCGTCTGTTCCTGCAGTTGGAGTGCCTGGGTTAGTCCAACCAGTCTGCAAGTAATAAATTGTAGTAGTTCCTTTACCCTCATCTCCTACATCTCCTTTCTTAGATTTACTAAAACTGTATTTTTGAGTGTAGTTTACTCCTGATGCTTTAATTACATAAGTTACTATTCCTGAATCTGATCCTGTTCTAACTGCTGTTGGAGTATAAACTCTTTGATTATTTACTGTAGAAGCAGCTACTGTAATATCATCTTGACCACTTGTTTGTGAAGGTGTAGCAGATATTACTTTATAAGTATTTGTACCTACATTCCCCCCTGTACTCCCATCATCAAATGTTAATTGTGTTGCTCCTCTATATGCTTCTATTTGAGTTGCCCCGTCTGCTTCATCACTATCTGCTACTGTTCCATTATTTGCTGCAGGGAAAGGGTGTGAATTATTTGTTAGAAATATAGTAATGGCATTAGTTCCCTCTTTTACTGCAAATATACTTATAGTATCAAAAGCTACTTCTGTTTGATTTCCTTCAGCTACTCCTACTTTTACTAAAGAAGGATTAGGACTGAAACCAGCAAAAGTAGCAGGTACAGTAAAATTATGAGTATGTGGACTATCTTCATTTATATAAGTACCATCTGGACTAGCAACTTGATGCCCCGTAAATTTAAAATAAGGATTATCAAAGTTTTGTGTAGTTGCAGTTAATAATAGATTACCTGCAGCGGGGGCTGAGATTACTCCATCTTCGTCATATACTATTGAATAATCTGCTGATGTTAATTTTACTACTTTAGAAGCTGCCCCACTTGATCCGGGTTCTGTTAAGGGCACTACACCTGACCAGTCATTTGCATCAATAGTATCTTGAGTAGCGTTTGCATTTGCTAATGCTACTGCACTTATATGATGCACGTAATCTCCAGAAGCAGGTATTTCTAATTTCCAACTATCTAAAGCTGCGTTTCCATCTACTAATTTTGTTGTTGTTCCAGTTTCTACTAAAGCTCCCTCTTCAAAGTTATAGTAAAGAGCATTATTTGGCTTAACAGGTGCTGAAGAACTATCATTTCTTTGGTATAAATCTATTTTTGCATATTGATTTGGAGTATCTCCATCTACAATAGCTGTTACCCATTCTCCATGAGCAATGGTATCTGTATTTGTATTACTTGAAGCAGTTGCCATAGTAACCCATCTAACCCCATTATCAACTGTTGTAGCCATTTTAACTGGGCTCCATTCGTCCCAGGCTCCTGAAGTTGTTTCTGTTAATGCTTTAGTGCTAAAAGTATAAGTAGAAGTTTTATCTGCCCCATCTCCATCTGGAAGGGCAGGAGCAGTACTAGAATTATTATTAAGTTTGTATAAACTAACAATGATATTATTTAATCCAGCTGTTCCTGCTCCTGTAGTACCTCGTTTTGCTTTTGCTATTGTATATGTTTTTGTTCTTGTTACATCATTTGTATTATCTACGCCACCTACTACACTTCCTTCCAATGTTACTGAAAATACTGCCGTTCCAGAATCTGCAGACATAGAATTAACCGTATATACTCCTGAATTTTCATTTATAGATACGTCTACTCCTGTTTCAGAAGCTACTGAAAAAGATATTTTACTATCTGCTACATCATCACTAGAGTCAGCATTTCCTTTCATTAAAGTATTACCGTAGTAAACTTTGAATGTGCCCCCAGAGTTTGTAAGAACCGGATTGCCCCCATCATTATCTGCAGGAACTACATGTGCCTCATTTGTTAGTAGCCCTGTTACAGTATTTTGTCCGTCTTTTACTGTAAATATACTTACTGTGTCTTGTGCAATAATATTTCCACTTGCAGATGCTTCTCTTACTTTTACTGTTACTTGTACTGGAGCATCTCCATCACCGGGCTCATTAGCTTGTGGTAATCGGAACTCGTCTCCATCATAGTCAACACTATCAATTGTTCTAGTACCACTGGCAGGTAGAACACTTCCTATAGTACTTGCTCCCACCAAAAATTCAAAATAAGGTGTACCTTCTGTATTAAATGTTTCAGTAGTAAAAGTAATAGTACTAGCTTCAGTACCCACTTTAGTAAAATCAATAACATGGCTACTAGGTATTAAATTAACAGTTACTGCGCCTGCGGATATAGAAGTTGATGTTCCTGTACTTCCACCAGTTGCACTTACTGGGAAAAAAGCTGATCTAGTAGTAAAAGATTTAACTCTTGATTTTCTTTTATGTCTTACCCAATAATACTTAGTACCCGCAATAGCTGTAGTATATGCATAACTTTCTGCATTATCTACTGTAGCTATGAGGGTAGCATTACTCCTATTATTATCGTTGGAGGCATAAACTTCTGTAGAATCTGTTTCCTCCTTAAATTTATCCCCATTAGTCCAAGTAATAATAACTGAGCCTGCTTTATCTGTAGTTGTACTAATAGTACTAGGAGGATTTATATTGGGTAGTGAAAAATTCGCACTAGATTGTTGTTCAACTCCTAATGCTTGCTGTTTTGTAATTTCATAGATGCTATCATCATACTCTCTGGCTTTTACCGAAACCGTACAATTTGCATTAAAATTTAAGTTCTCGATTCTAAACAGTTTACTAGACCATCCGAAGGAATCATAGTTCATAGCTATAACTTGTCCTACCTTTAATAATAAACCTCTAGGCCCGACGGTAAAACTTATTTCTTTTGAGAATCTACTTTGGAATAATTCTTTTTCTACTCCAATTCTTCCATTCCAATAATTAGTTATACCTGTAAAAGGAAAGTTTGCCGTTTTTACTATATCTCTATCTGCTTTTAAAAAGTCAGAATTAAAGAAAGTTATACTTCTAGACCCCCAATTATTTTGAGGATCAGCTACGCTTGATTTGATAGTATTTTTGCCTTTCTTTTGTGAATCATCTTTCAAGGATATTTTTCCTATTATATCTGAATTTTCTATATAATACGGATTAATATTTTCTTGAGAGGAATTAAGACTTATTGTTGGAGCTGCTTCTTGTGTTTCTACGTCTAAGACATATTTTCCATTTTCATAAGATAGTATACCATTAAAGTGTGAAAGCAGAGAATTTATATTTGCGAATTGAGACTTACCTGTATCAAGTATAAAATTAGTTTGGTGCCTAGTTACTTCTGCTTGATTGTTACGATCCCACCCATAATATCTCCAATATCTTACCCAATCAGAATCATATAATTCATATTCAACAGGCATTCCAAAATGCTTTTGTAAGTTTACAGTAGTTGCAGTACCATTTCCTGCTGTTTTATGTAAAACTATAGGCCCAGCTCCTATAGCATCATCAAATTTACCAATATATGCCATACCATCTGTAGTACCAGTCTCATGAACTGGTTCTACAGCGCTGGTATGTGTTACTGTAGACGCGGCTCTATAATAGCGTCCTGCAGTAGTATAAATTATATCTCCTTCTGTATACTGTCCATAAGTACTATAGGCTTTAGTAAATTTACCAAGTACATTAGTAAGAGTAATAGTTTTATTTACAGTATCAATATCAGTTGAAGCTGACCCTACTGTACCCTGAGCTACTAAATCCCCACTATTCGTAGAACCCCCTACTTTTAATTCAAAAACATCTGCTGCTGCTATACCTGTAACGCTTTCTAATTTAACAGTTATATTTGATCTAGCACTACATAATTTTGCTGAAGAGATAAAAGAGTCAATATCTAAATCTGTACTTGTTAATCCTTTACCATATCGAATATTAGTTAAATAATCAAGTGTTTGTATTGCAGGATTATTAGAGCTTCGTTTATCTGCTCCTCTACCTGTTATTGTAAACTTATCAGTTAAAGTTGGAGGAGTATAGAAAGGAGTTGAAAGGGTTATAGTATCACTAGTAGTATCAAAATCTTCGATTTCTCTTTCTTCCCCTGTAGTAGTATTTTGAAGTAAAGCCCCACGACCAACATAAGTTGTGTTTGTACTATCAAAGTTAGTATCAGCATAGGTATTAAATAATTCTTTTGAATTTGTTATTCCAGTAATTGAAGAATCAGTCATTTTAAATGTTTTACCATTTTTTATTTTTAATCCTGTACTAGCACTATTCATTGCAGCTAATGTTTCGGTTGGAGTTGCTAGAGATAAATTAGCGAGTTCTATAGTAACTACATCTCCTACCCATGTGCCTGTTAATAAATAATTACTAAGATCTAGCATATATTCAGATGTACTAGTTGTATAGAATTGATAAGAAGTATAAGTACTATTTTTACCTAGAAGTACTGCATCTGCTGTTGAAAATGTACCAGTTAATTTATTATTAACTATTCTCCATTTTGTATTAGCATCTGTTGCCAGTGGTTGCTTCCATTCATCAGGAAAAGTTTTATCAGTACATAAAGTATAGTTCCATGTTATCATGTACCAGTAATCATTATTTGAATTCTTTAACCTTAAATGAGTTCTTGCAGGAGCACCATTTGTAACTGCTAAAGCTGGAGCAGAATCTAACTCAAATTTCCACTGAGTTGTTTGTCTATTAGTTTGAAATTCGTACTTATCAATTATTTTAAACTTACCGTTTGCATTTAACCCCGAAGTATCATTAGTCCAATTAACCCCATCTGTACTGTATTCAACGGCTATCACATCTCCTATTTTAAACGTACCCGCTCTACTTGTAATATCTCCTGGGCTTGCTGGGTTTAAAACTTCATCAGGCACATAAGTATTATCATAATTATAACAATCAAGTAGTGACCCTTTAACAACATACTCTATTTCAGGTATTTCTGTGGCATCTGGGCTAATTTCAAAACGGGTTGCTGAATATGCGGTATCTAACAACCTATGATTGGAGCTCCAATAAGGTTCTGAGCCTTCATAATAATCTACTTGTCTTTTATACCCACCTCGATTTGCAGTTGCTCGTGCTCCAGAACCCCCACCAGAAGTAACACTTCCAATAGTTACTGTTACTGTATCTGCATCTGTATACCCTGAACCTTTATTTGTTATTTTTATTGTTGCAACTAGTCTTTCGTTTCCTTCATTATCATTTCCTCTACGTTGTACTTCAGCTGTTGCTGTTACCCCTCCTCCTGATGGAGCAGATATTAATACATCTGGATTACTAGTATAACCACTACCTCCACTAGTAACTGTCACACTTTCTATCCCATCTGTAAGTTGAGCTGGATTATATAACATAGAAGAAGCTAGTTGATTTGCTCTTCCACTAAAAAAGCTAGAATCTATTTTATGTATGCCATCGATACTCCAACTTTTTCTATGTAAAACTCCATTTGTACCTGCAGATAGTGCCCCTGCTCCACTCCACCAATCGTTTATTAGTGATGATACTCTGGGGCTCATACCAAAAGGTCCTACAGCTAATGATCTTGCAATAGCTATTTCACCTTCATCATTAATATCAAATTCAACTGGTTCTCCGCTAATTTCGGTTGGTTCTCCTTCTTTCCCCATTAAAGTCTCTCCATGAGACATTCTACCATAACATTGGAGTTGCGTATTATCTTGGTCTGTTCCACCTACCTTTCTAACGTCGTAGTCATTATCATCAGTACATATTAAAGGGATATCATCTATGTATATATTATATAAGCCATGAATTTCTCCTTCACAGATAGCATCTGCTGTAAATATTACTTTACTATCACTATTTAATGTGTCTGCAAATATTGGATTACCATTTATTCTTTGTACACCATAAACTACAGGAAGATATTTTCCTTGTAAATGTACATTTAAATCAACTTCATTTTGTATGTCAACTTGATAAGGTATTTGTAGGTAATACTTTCCACCAGCAAGACCAGCAATGCCCCCTCTTCTCTTTGCCTTCATCTTAGTTCTAGTTTCTTGAGTAGTATAGTTTGCTATAGCACTCAAAGAACTTTCAGCATGTAAAAAGCCTAAATCACTTGCATATTCATTTCGTATAGGCTGCACTTCAGCAGGTCTACCATTAGGTTGAATATTTCTATGAATTTCATCAGTAGTTAATCTACCCCCTACTTGTTGCCAATCTCCCCAATGACTTGTAAGCCCCCATTTAACCTTTACTCCTGTAGAAGCTTCATCAATAGATACATTTTGGATTACTCCTTTAAATATAGTAATACCTGTACTACCCCAAAGTAGGCCTGTATCTGGGTTTGTAAATACTTTATAAATCATTACACTTCTATTTATAAAGTTCGGACTAGCGGCTGAGGTGCCTGATATAGTTATTCCTCTTTCTTGTAAAGGAGCCGTTATTTCATCAGATTCTTGAGTTATAGTCCAAGGGCCATTTCCGCTATTACTAAAAACGTCATCATTTGAATCAGTACCTGTACGAGCTAATTGTAGGGCAGTATTATTACTTAAAAAGCTATCAATAATAAAAGTTTTATCAATGCTACTAGATTTGAATCTTATTCTGTCTCCTTCTTTAAAACCTTTTTCTACAAAATCTAAAGTGTACCCTTCATATAAATTAGCATTTCCTAGGACTGGGGCTACTATTCCTCCATTACTTATAGTTGCTGTCATAGTGAGGGCAGGTTTTAAGTCTTCTCCCGCAAGAGTTAAGTTCATTTGGCTGGCACGAGCTTGTGTGGTTTCCGAGTAATTTCCTATACTTAATATCCTATTTGCTCTATAAACTTGAGCCCCATTACCACTACCGTCATCATATGATATATCATGGCTTCCATCAGTGTAGTAAGCGTATCTATTAGCTTCTGTTCCAAAAGTATTAGTATCTGAGTCCTTAGGAAAAGGACGTTCAAATTTTACTAGATGCGCATAAAGAAAATCTTCATTGTTAAGAAGATTAGTTCGAATGGTACTATTAATAGTTTTTTCTGTTGACATTATGGTTGAGCCTCGATTAGGCTTAGATCAAATTGGTATAAATTGTTTGTTCCAAGAGAATACGAACGAGTGTCTCCACTTTGTATAACTCTAAAAGTTGGGTTTGTAGTAACAAGTGTTGCATTATCTGCAACTGCTTTTTCTATTGAAGGAGTTACATAGTAGTATCTCTCATCTGCAGCTGGTTGTTCTCCATCTAGATAATTAGTATTATTTGTTACACTCGTAACTCTATATACTTTCTTATGATTTGAATTTGCTGAATCAGTAAAAGTAAACATATCTCCAGGTCTCATATTTCCTGTAGTAGTAGCACTGTGATTATCAGCTTTAAAGTAAGGTGCTCCTGCTAAAATTGCTCCATCTACAATTATGTTACTACCACTAGTAAGTGCTAATGTTGTTCTTGGTGCAGCATACTGAGGTAGTACGACTTCAAAAGGTTTTAATCGTCCTCTTTTTTCCATAAGAAAATTAAAGACGGGCTCGAATTGGTCTCGAGTCATTGGGTTATAAGTAATATTTATTGACCACCTATGTGCTGCTATGGAACGAGAAGTTACTCGTCCACTATTTGTAATACTTACTGCTGTTGGTTGTACTGAATCAAGTTTTACAGTTGCAAAACCCGGTCCAACCGTTCCTGATCCTCCCTTTCCTGTTTCCTCTATTGAATAGTTAGGATCTGGTAATCTATTTGAATGTGTTATAACTCCCATATTTTAACCCCCTGGAGCGAGTACCGTAGTATCCACTTCTTCTAAAAATCCTGTTCCGTAGCCGTTTGCAGCTCCTCTGATTGTTTGTATAATAGCTCCTTGATTTGTGTCTAAGAAGTCTGCAACTCCTTGAGAGTCTATTGTATTAATTGTAAAGTTTACATTCTGTGCCCCGCCGTTTGTTCCAGTAGCTAGTACATCTACTGGTTGTGTTGGAGTTACTACTTCTGGTCCTTGTTCTCCAACTAGTATTCCTTCTCCTGCATACCCATAACTTCTTATTCCATAAGCTCCACCAGTTGGTCTAAAGTCATTTGCATTTGAGCCTACGCCTCTTCCACCTCTGAGATAGCTCATTTCTCCACCAGCAGCTCCTCTTGAAACATCTACTTTGTTATCTCGTTTTCCTATAGATAAAGCTGTCATTTTTGGTTTTTCGACTTCACCCGCTCCTCCTTGGAACTTAGTCTTAGAAATAATTGCAAGTTGAGCCGCTCCCATTGCAGCAAACATAATTCCCATTGCTAATTTGCCATACCAACCAAGACTAGGATCAGCAGCTACTTGCATAATAGACGCAGCTGTACTTACAATAGTTGTAGCCATTTGCATCTTTTTGTTTTGTTCAAATGCTTTTTTCTGCATTGCTAATTTTTTAGCTTCTAGTTGTTTTATTTTTGCCATGGATTCTGCTGACTTTCCATCACGTTTCTTTTCAGCATTAATTTGATTATCTATTTCTGCAACTTGAGCTTTAGAGTTTGCAGCCATCATTTGTCCTATTTGTTGTAAAGCTTGTGCTGCAAATTCTGCTGTCTCTGCCGCTTTAGCCATGCCAGTTGATTCACTTGCACTTAATACTTTGAAAGCATCTGAAATAGCGTAAGCTCCTTGAATAACGCTACTTATAAGTTCTCCTTCTGGACCTAACTTAGCTAATTCAGCAGCATACCCCTCCAAGCCTTCTCTCATCATTTGTACGCCTGCTGCTTTTTTAGCAGCATCAGTTTCTGTATCAAATGGCTTAGATGCTGCAAGTCCTGCACTAATTCCCTCACTGAGGCTTCCACCTTCTTCGTTACTTTTCGTTATAGCTGCCCCAACCGCTTCTTTTCTTCTTTCCTCTATCTCAGCTAGTTTCTCTTTTAATACTTCTCCACCTGTTCTTATGCCATTCGTTATTCCGTGTTTGAAGGAGTCTGATACAGCTTTTCCCATATCAAGTTTAAATTGCGCTGCAGCATTTGTCAAAGTTTGTGATAAAGTAGCTTTTTGTAAATCTCCCAATGCTTTTAGATTTTTTATCATTGCTCCTTTATCAATGCCCGCTTCCTTAGCTTGTTCCTCTGTCAGTAATGCAACCCTTATCATAAGGAGTTGTCTTTCTGCATCAATAATAGACATCTTAATTTTAGCTTCCGCTATTGTCATTTCTAGCTTTTTCTTTGCAGACTCTATAGCTGCTGCTGCTTCTTCTTTAGGAGCTAGTTTAACACTACCTCTAGTTTCTAGGGCATGTACTTGCTGTTCTAATTTGAATCCTGCAAGCTGAGATTCTGTTAGTGCTTTTTGTGCGGCTACTATTTTTTGTTTTGCTTTAAGAGTATCTATAGTTGCTTTTGCTGTTGCGGTTTCAGTAGCTTCCAGCTCTTTTGCAGATGCAGTTATTGCTATCGTATTAGTTTTCATTGCGGCTAATACATCTGCTCTATTTAATCCTTTATTCAGTAATGCATCTTCTATCTCTTTTATTGTCCCACCTTGTTCTATTATGTCTATACCTTGATCTAATTGGTCTTGAGTCATATTATTCTTTCTTAGAATCATTTCATGCTCAGACTTTTTAAGATCTGCAGTGATTTTTAAAGACTTAGCTTCAGCTGTATAACGTGCGACATTTACAGCTTGACCGCCAGCTTGAAACTTACTAAGTTGTTTTATTACTCGTGCTAATTCTGATTGTTTTGCTGCTGCCATTATAATAGATTGTCTGTATTGATCTACTTGTTCTCTTAACGACTCCCATACTGCGCCACTTCCTGTTGCTAATTGTTTTAGTTCTTCTTCGTTAAATAACTTTGAAAAAGGATTGTCTTTCTCAGTTCCCACAGATTTATAAAAGTCTTTAACCTTTTCAGCGCCTTTCTCTGTGCCATCTGACATATCTACAATACTTGCTGACATAGAATCAAATGAAGCTACTACATCATCTACTTTGGTTTTTGTTTGAAAGTTTGAGGTAAACTTCCCCATAGCTTCAGCAGCCCCGTCAATGTTAGATTTAAGTATTGCTAATCTATCTGCTTCTGGTTTACTTTTAGCTAGAGAATTTTCTTGCACATCGGTTAGTTGTTCTGTTGATCCTACTACTCTTTTATAGGCGGCATTCAAAAGATTTAAAGCATTACTTCTTTCTATAATAGCCTTAAAAATTGGTAGCTTAAGACCTTCTTTTTCGCCTGCTATTACTAGTTTTTTTAATCTATGTTGGTGTAGTGCATCTTTAAAGAGTTGCCCATGCACGTCTGAAGCCCTCAGCTGCTCTTTCCTATAATCCTCTAGTATCTGTGTTTGTCTTGTACTTAAAGACATCTCGTCGCCCATAGCATCTTTCTTAGCCTTAGCGTAATTTTGTTCTGTGCGTTGTAACTCTTCTACAGATATAGCATAGTCTTTTGCTCCTTTTATATTAAAAAAGTCTTTTGCCCCCTCTGCTCCTGACTCTCTAGCCATTCCTTCTATTTGTTCTTTAACTGTTTTTAATTGTTGGTCTAAAGCTTCGGTCTCTCTATCTAATCCAAATATAGCTTTAAACTTTTCCCATGCTAAAGCTCCGTCGCTTGCATTTCTTTTGAATTCCTCAAGTGACTTATTCATTTTTATTGTATTTTCACTAGCTTCTGACATTCCTTTATTAAAAGCAAGTTGAGCATTATTAGTCTCTATGTAACTTAATAGTCCAGAATTTAGTTGGTCTGTTTGTGTTTTAAACCGTTTAGTAAGGTTTTCAGAAGCCTCTGATGCGGCTGAAAGACTTTCATCAAAAGCTTTTGATTCTTCACTATTTAGTTTAAGCATTTTTGCAAGTCCAGCACCTAAAGCCATAAGTACTCCAAAGGCTATCATAATAGGTCCCATCATTGCCATAAGATTAGAAAATCCTACACCTAGTATACCTACGGAGCCTTTTAAGGCTACCGTGGCCTTTTGCATACCTTTTAATTTTTTTCTTCCTTCTTCACCTTCAACTACTATTCCGTGTTTTAGTGTATCTCCTAAGTCTTTAAAACCTGCACTCATACCTGACATCTCAGCTGTTCCTGATATGCCTGCCACGGCTCCACTTGTTTCAGCTTTTGATATTAATTTTTCCTGATTTCTTCCCGCAAGATATTTTTTATCTGCCTTTAGTTGTTTCTCGTTTTCTGCAGTTATTGTTTTTTCATTTCGTACTATTTCATCTAAGACCTTTTTCTGCTTCCTTAAAACTTTTAGTTCCTTGTCTACAATACTTTTGTATTTGCTTCCTTCTGAAAATTTCTGTTTATCTAATTTAGCTATTCTCTTCTTCGTTAATTCTTGTTTTCTAATATTATCTGTAGTTGAGTTCATTTCCGCAAGGTCTGCTTTATCTTGTTTAGATCCTCTCCCATACTGTTTAGCTGTTTCTATACCTGAAAAGTCATCTTGTAATACTTTATTTTTTTCTGCCAGTATGTGTTTGGTATGGTCTGATTGTGCTTGTGCAGTAGTTCTTAATCCTGCAACATATTTATCTGCATTCTCTTTGGCTTGTATAGCATTCTGAGCTAATTTTTGATTAAATTGACCAATAGCAGGTATTGCTAATTTTAATAGGCTAAATACTACTACTCCAAATACAAGTGTTAAAGCAGATTTTGAATCTGCTAACATATTAAGCAAAGGATTAAAAGCTCTATTAACTAAGGATAAAGCAGTTTGAGCAACATCTCCAAGAGCTGCTGCAATTCTTACAAATGCGTCAGGCTGAATAGTCTCAGCGTATACGGCAAACTTTTTACCCCCTTGTTCAAGTATTTCATTTAAGAAAGCCTGTCTTTTTTCTACTTGTGAGAGTGATGAAACAACTTTACCATTATTTCTTGCGAATTTTTGAGCAGCTTCATCTACACGAATAAAAAGTCCAATTTCGTCTAGTATTTCTGGCTCGAGTTTGATTGCACCACGGAATATTCTATCCATAGCGTCTGGTAAGTTTCTACCTAATGAGATTGCTGCACCTTTTGCAACTTTAGTTAATCCTTCAATTTCCGTAGTACTAAGTCCTGCACTCGATGCTAAAGATACCTGGCTAAAAGCTTGTGCAAGATCGATTGCTCCACCTGAAGCTATTTGCATCTCTTTAGCTAGATTTTTAATATATATTCCACCTGTAGTACTCAATACTTCCATTGATTGAGTTAAGGTGTCAATTTGTGCAGATCTCGAAAGAACTCCGAAAGCTGCTGTTAAGGCAAATACGTTAGCGGCTAGTAATGCGTAAGCACGAACCAGCCCACCTGACCCGCCTCCCCCGTCAATGCCTTGTTGCATTTTAGAGAAGTTTTTGGTAGAATTGGAAGATATATTTGCAGCACCTTTTTCACGACGGTTATATGCGTCACGGGATTTATCGAGTTTCTTTGTACTCTTATCTGCTTTATCAGTAGACTTAGCTAGTTTGTCAGTTTGTTGTTGTACAACCTTAACTCCCTTAGCGGTAGCGATTACCTCAAATATAATTTTATCTGCCATTTATTTTCTTTTTATCTTGTCATATTCAGCTTTTAATTTACGCTGTGACTCATTTACTGTTTCATTTTCTAGAAATAAGAGTAATTCCATTATCCAATCCTTTTGGTATTTTTTTATACCATAAAGCTCAAATAGTATCTTCGTATTAGTATAATCTTTTCCTATTAACCCAATTTCTGGATATACCTTATTTCCTAAGGAATGGAAAATATTTAAAGCATCTATTACAGAGTTAGGAAAATCCTCCAAGTCTGGAGGGCATTTTTCCCAATCTATCTCTTCACCAGTCTGCTCTACCATTCGCAGATACTGGTCTTTGGTCATTCCTATAGAATCATTTTGCAGGAATACTTGGAGGCGTTTCTTTATCTGTTCCTTTGAAGTTAGTACGAAAGTTTTCTAAATCAAAGACTACCTCGTTGAGCCAATTATCAAATTCGCTTGAATTCTCCACTAATAGTAAAGCGTTCTCTTCTGTATACTCTAATAAGGATTTTGGATCATTACTTTTTAAATCTACAAGTAGTAAATCTTCTAAAAAAGCGAGCTGTAACCCTTTCCAACCTTTTACAGTTGAATTTGTAAATTCTTTTACGAACTTATCATCATCTAATGTTTCTTCGAAAGCCCTTGTCTTTCTGTTAAATTTGTTTTGTGTGCATTTCTTTCTTAATGCTACTAATTCTTTTCGGGATAAGTTTGCTAGTTCGACTTCGAAGTCCTCTAGTCCGGGAAACTCGACCCAAGTGGTCTTACTGTCAACCAACAGGTTTTTTAATTCCATGTGTTATTTCTCCTAGAAATATCTATTATTATATTGAGTAATTGAAGCATCAAGTGTTGTACTATTATCAGTAGAACTAAAATCATAACTTTGCATATATACCTCACTTGGAGTCATTCTTGCTGTGTAAGTTATTGGATTTAGTCGTATTTGAAAGAAAGGAGTAGCATTAGCTGCATTCCCCACTTTCACTGCTTTAATAGTTAAATCAGTATTAGTACTAAAATCATCAAATTGTGTTATATTATTATCAGTTTGGTATTGATTGATTGCTCCCGAAACAACTCTTTTCGTTACCGTATAATTAGACGCACGCATTACATTACTAGAATTAGTAACATTTAAGCTGCTATGGAGGGTTTCAAATGGTGTCCAATCAATGTTATTTTGAATATTCAAAGTAACACTAGTGATATTATTCATATCTAAGCTGTCAGCTGTGACAACTGGATAAACCATTAAAGGGGTTCTTGTGGCTGACTCTGATCGAGCTGTGCCAGGAATGGTATAACTTTCGTCTCCCGCCCTTGATAATTTGGTTCCTTCTCCTTGCAGTCTAATTGTGAAAACGTTATTTGAACCAAAGTCCAAAGCGCCTCCTGTAATTATTGCATTTTCTAATTTAAAAGTACTCTGATTTGTTTGTACATACATATCAAACGATCTTAACTGACCAGCAGTTACATCACTTAATAAATCTATTATGATACTTTCATCTTTTTCATCTGTAAGAGGAACATCAATTTCAAAGTTAGCCGGGTTGGCTTTCGTTATTGTTGAGCCTTCAAACATTTTTGATTGATCGTGCAGAGTCTTTACTGAGTACGAATCGCTAGCAAATGTTTGATTAAAAGATATAGCGGAGGAGGTGTAGACTCTATATTTATATAAAGTCCCACCAACCTCGCCATACACTATGTATAGCTTACTCTCCTTGAGAAAACTATAAGACATTTTTACCTAAGCATCTACTGCTCTAGCACTTGCTGCAGAATAACCTGCTTGAGTGTGAGAAGTTGAACCTAAGTATTTGACTTTCATCTCATCTCCAGTTTGTAGATTAGTTCCATGAGCCGCAAATTCTACGGACACAGATATTAAATCTGCAACTTCAATAGCTGGTATTGATAGATGAGCTTTTGGTAAATTAAATTCTACGCCTGGGGCTGTAAAGTCATCAGCTCCCATTGCATCTCCATCAGATCCTACTGCACCTGCTACACCCATATATAAACGTAAATCAAATACGTTTGATACAAGGTCATTAGCGTCAGCTAAGTCTGATAGTAATTGGTTAGATCCATTTGACTTATTATCCAAATACATGTTTAATGAGCCACTAATAGTTCTAGAACCTGTGAATGAACCAATTGGTTTATCCACGATACCGATTGTTTCTGGTGTTACATAAGTAACATTATTTGCTATAGATATTGACCCACCTGTGATATTGATATCATAAGTTCTGTCATCTAAGCCTCCAGAAGCATTACCACCACCTTGAGCATCAGTGTCAATGTATAATGATGATAGTTTGTTTCTTAAGTAATCAGCGTCAGCTGGGCCAACGTTGTCTGCAAAGTTATACCCTTCTGCATAAGTATCTGTATTACCACTTGTATGCGTTAGACTTGCGCCATCTGCATCATAAGCTTCGATTTGATACTTTGAAGGATCTTCAAATGCTGTTGTTACTTGGTCAATAGTTGTTGCGTTTCCGCCCCATGTGATCTGTGCTATTCCGTCGATTGAAAAATCGATTTCTGCACTATTAATCTGAGCTTGGTTCAACCTATAAGTAGTGTTCTCTAGTACGAAATATATATTAAGTTTCATAAGTTCATGAACATCTGATTCTAAAAAGTCGATTGTTGCTCCGCCTGCTGCACCAGTACTGGTAGCTATTGCTGAGCCTGTAGCGTCTGATAGCCCTGTTCCTGCTAATGCAGACCACAAAATGTTTTCTACACAGTCATACGTGCCATCTGCTCTCCAACTTGCTGCACCATGAACAAATGGTCTGACATATGTGCCAAACGACCATTCTGCTGGTGGTAAAGAGTCATTGAATCTCTTTGAGCCTCTATTAGGCGTTGCACCTGCTTCATTGATTGTTACATCAGTAGATTCACTTCCTTGCGAGAAGCTATATCCATCTAATACACCAATTCTAAAACAGTTTGCACTTGTTTCATTACCTTTGAATCGTCCTGTTCCTGCTCTTGCGCCTTCTGCTGTAGTAGTTCCTGTAACAGTTTTTACTGTTACTACTAGTCCACTTGCACCAGCGTTATTAACGCCTGCAAAGGATTCTACTGCTGATTCAGTTGCTGTTTCATCTACAACAAAGCCATTACCTCTAAAGTTATTTGGGATTGCTATCGTTTCCACGATGCCACTAGAACCAATAGAAAGAACTATACATTTTGCATTTACGCCTGAGCCAGAAGTGGTAGCTAAGGTTACGATGTCTCCGACAGCGTATCCAGTACCTTTAGTACTAACATAAGCTGTTAGTATACCCCCACCTGCAGTGGGAACTCCATTAGCTGAACTAACGAATACTTTGGTATTTCTTGAAAGATTTAAAGCCATTGCTTTTCTCCTATTCTATTTTCTTTGAAAGTACTTAGCTAGGTTTTTACCTGCTTTGTAATTTCGATTAATACCTACACTCTACTGTCATCTCACCGATTGCTAAGGGAGCTAAAACTCCTTCGTCTGTTGATAATGATAATAAAGTTAAGGAAGTAGTTTTTAAATTCGGACTTACAGTAGTATCGTAAGACAGAATATCATTGTCGTCTATGACTCTTTCAATGTCTTCCATTAAAATAGCCAAAGCTTCCTGTGAATCTTCTTGATTTTCTACATAAACTCTTATGTCTACGTTCAAGAATCTCCACTTAAATTCACCAGGCTGATATTGCCTGGCTTCATCTCCAGCGACTACACAAATTTTTGGGTACTCCTGGATTTGATCTAAAAATATCATGTTTCCATGAACATTATTAAAAGCGTTAGAATTATATGGGTGTATACCATTAATTCCTTTAATCTGTTTAACTAGTGCATCTACTATCTTTTTTCTTGCTGTTCTGTATTGTGATGCCACTATTCTCTCCTAATTGTTAATTTTTCATCTACTAGTCCTAGTGCTAGTCCTCTTATGCTTTTGGCAATTAAAGGTTTAGGATTATACCCTGCGGGCCACCTTCTCTTGCCTCTGTTCTCAAATGTTTCATAAGGGTCTAATCTGTATGAGTATTTTACCATTAGTGTCTGTGCTGCGGGTAAAATTTGTGTTACTTCTGCGGAATTTGAGAATCTTCCTGTCCTATTATTAAGAGTAGAAGCACTTCCCATGTTTCTTCTAACTTCTGCAGGTAATCGAGCATTTATTGCTCTTTTTACCTTTAGTAACCCTCTTATCTTTTGAGCAAAATCTTCTGGAGTTTGCCCTGATCCACCTTCTGTTTGTTTTCCTGGTCTTGCACTTTTTGGTAATCCTGCAGCCATTGCTGAGTCTAACCCAAAACTTGCTTTTCCATTACTGCCCTTATATTTCTCTTCTTTACTAGCTGTTCTTGAACCGCTTCTAGCTTTTATAGGCTTTTTATATTTAGATAGATTTTTTGCTCTTTTCTTCTTATAGGCTCGTTTCTTTAAAGGAGTATTAACTATCATGTCTCCAACTATATTTACCATAGAGGGAGAGCCTGTTTGATTAACAAAATCTTTAGCAGAAGGGGCTAAACTTTCTAAAAGATCATTTAAAGTTTTTACGACTTCTGCTTCTTTGTCGTCATCGTCTTTTTTCTTATCACCTTTATTCTTCTTAGAAGTCTCAAGAGTATACTGTTGTGTACCTATAAATTTAAGTTCTCCATTACTATACTTAACTACTTGTTTACTAGTATCACTAAGTCCTAATGTGAGAAGTGAATCTCGAGTTTTTATAAAGTCTGCTTTAACAGCTGGAGATAGTTGATCTAGCTCTAATACTCCTTCTATGATACCAGCGGCTGCAGATGCTCTACCTGCAGAACCTAAAGCTTTTACGTGACCAATATCAATTGGAGATCTTAAACCTCCACTTTTCTTTTTCGAGTAGCCTGTAAATAATGATTTATAAGTAGAACTCTTTGCTAAGCCTTGAAAAATCTTTGCGTTTACTTCTTTAAAAATCTTAAAATTATTTGAAGCACCCTGAGCTTTTTTACCTTTTCTTCCGGATTCCCCCTTTTCCATAGTAAAGTTTAAAACTTGACCACTACTTCCATTCCTTGTAACTTTTACTGTTGATCCAGAATTTGTGAGAGTTCCTGTTGAAACTTTATTTACCCACTCCTTTTTTATATCTCTAGCTAAACTTATAAATAGTTTTCGCACTTCTTCAGGTGCGGCTGCTTTATTAGTATGTACCCACTGGTCATTAAACTGTTTTGATATTTCTGAAACATTTATTTCGCACTCGCATGCTCCTGTATTGTATAAATCTTCTAAGTCCCCTCTTACTGCTTTGTCGGCAGTTTTCCATAGTTCTTCTAATCGTTTTTTCTGATCACCTGTTGCCATTAGTTATAAACTTTGTACATATCTAGTACTCGTTTAATATGGTCTGGAAATCCAGAACTATTAGGGACACTACTAGAACCTGGGTTTTCTATTGTTGCTCCTGCAACACTCATTCTTTCCCTGCTTTCATCTTTTAAGTAGTACTTAATCAAATCAAATACTGCTAATTTTAAATCTTCAGGTGTAGCACTATACCCTGCGGTATAAACTACTTTTACTGCTTTTCTTCCTTTTGGAAAAGATTTGTCCACATTTTCATTAGTGCGAACTATACTATCTGTAAGATTATCAACAACATATTCATATTTACCACTGCTATCGGAATTTTCCTTAATGAGGGTAACATATGCATCTGCCTGTGAATCTCTTTCTGAAACTGAAGTTACCGCATTAATCGGTCCTTCATCTAACATAACTCTAGTAGTTACATTATCTTTAACATCAAAGTATTCTGTTTTGGCGCTTGAATAATTATCAATAAAGTTAGTGCCACAATAGTTTTTAACTAATTGACTAACTGAATCGATTATTACATTAATACGGGCATCTTGTTGAACGCCAGTTAAACCTTGAAAGTCTTTGTATTGCTGTAATGTTATTAAATCTGCCATAATTATTTTAAAAAAATATAGGAGGGAACTCGAGATTCCCTCCAAATATTCGCATTAGCTATTAACTAGCTTTGTACTGAAGTGCCCAAGCTGAAGTGGAAGCATCGATCATATCGGTGAATCCAAGTCTTTGAGAAGCAACAAGTACTCGTCTCTGATTAGCTACTTCGTAGTCAGATTCGATTGTCATTCCTCTTAGTCGAGGCATTACATAGTTCTTCGCATATACCGCTATGGCATAAAACTTAGCAACTGCTGGTGTTGCAAATTCATCACAAACTATGACTTTAGAGCCAAAGACTGATCCGATTTCGCCACGTAGTTTAGTAGCTACGTCGCCAACTAGGTTAACATCTTGGAATTCTGCATCTTGCAATAAGCTGTAGTACTCTGTAGAGTTAACGATATACGTAACGTCTGCAGGGTTCATTCCATATTTACCCATATTCTTTCTAGCAGCTAACAAATGTAGTGCTGTTAAAGATTCAGAAGCAAATGCAGTTGCGGATTGAGTTTTGTTAGATCCAGCCATTGTAACTAGTCCTTCAAATGTCGCTCCACTTGTGCCGTAAACGCCGTCTGCGTGGTTACCCACTAACAGTGCATTTTCAACACCTCTTGCGTGTGCTCTTACGATTGATTCTCTGATCAAAGGTAGAATTGGCAAGATTGCGTCTTCTTCTGTCTCATTACCTAAGTAAGATTGAGAAATAAGTTTTTTAGTTGAAAGAGTTCTTTCAGTTAAGTCGATACCTGACATAGTTCCGTCATAAGTATCACCTCTTTCTTCCAAGTTACCATGTGGGCTTGAGCCCGTAGCTGTTTGGTTAGCTGTAAATTCAGCATACCCAGCATCTGGTAAGATTGGGATTATTTGTGTAGCTGACGCCATTTGGATTTCTCTAAATAACGGAGCTAGTACTAATTCTAGTTGAATATCCCTTTCGATATTAGTTGATACTGTTTGTTCAAAATCAGCGGAAGAAACACCCACACCTGAATGTGCGTTAACTTTTTCCATTACTGATCTACCCAGTTTAGTATCGTAACCTTTACCTGTAGCAAGACCCATTACCCAAGCGTCATCAATGTCGCTTTGGAAGGCTTTTTGCCAGTCAGAGTTATTCCTGTCACCAAAGATTCTTTTAGATTCACGAATTGCTTCGATTTCTTCTTTTTTATCTTTTAGTGCAGACTGAAGTTCATTGACAACTTTCTCTAAGTCTTCATGTTTTTCTGAAACACGTTTTTCAACGTCATTCATGAGCTGTTCAGCTCCAGACATTCCAACTTCGACTATTGTTCTAACTTTTTCTTGCTCAGCTTCTGTTTCAGCAGTTTCAACTTCTTGTTGAGCTGCTTTCTCTTCTGCGTCCGCAAGTTCCTTAGCTTTAGTTTCGGCTTGTTGCATTGCAATTTTAGCAGCAGTTGATTTCGCTACTTCTTCTGCAAAAGCTTTTAAGTCGATATTAGCTTCGGGAACTGTTTTGTCATTTGACATATTAGTCTCCTGTTTTGAGGTTTTACCCTCGGCTTGTGGCGCAGAAACGTTCTGAGCCTGATTATTAAAGTGCGTTTTCCACTCGTCGTATTCTTCCATGCTGTCAAATGACTTCGCAACTGAGAACATAGCTCCCTGATTGCAAGGTACACTAACAACTGATACTTCGAATAGTTCGGCATCTTTTATTGTATATCCATCGGTTTCTGAGTTATAATCTGCATCCTTGACTCTGAAACCGACTGAAAAGGCTCCAAGAACACCATCTTTAATAAGATCTTTTATTTCGCCTGCGGACTTAGAGACTTTAGCTCCAAGTTCGAGACCCTTATCTGTAACTTCCAGTGAAGTTGCACGACCTATAGGTTTATTATAATCATGATTAAATAAAATTATTGGATTAGTTTTATAATTTTCTAGTCCATTCTTTTTTATCCATGCATCATGGTTTATAACGTCTCCTGCTCGGTCAATCGCATTAGTAGATGCTAATCCTTTAATATTAACACTACCATCTTCGTCCTCGCCAAGAGTTTTGAAAGTATTAGTCCAATGAAAAATTTTCTCCATATGTACCTACCTTATTTCTTAGCTTTTTTGGGAGCTGCCTTTGCTGCTTTTGGAGCTGCTTTTACTTCAGCCTTAGGGGCTGGAGCAGGTGCTGCTTCAGAGTTAGCTTTGGCCCATTGGTCTGGAAAGTTGATTTTTAACATCTGAGTCATACGAGACCAAGACCCGAAAGGTCTTTTTGCCGCCATAAATCTCATAGGTACATCTGCACCTAGAGCTTTATACTCTGAGGGTGTTAAAACTTTTCCTTGTTCAGCAAAAAAATTTGCTAATTGTTCAAGTACTGCTTTCTTGTTCGCCATTATCCTGTTCCTCTTCTTGTGGTGGTCTCCCACCGTCTTCGGGGTTTGCTGCGCTACCCGCTATATTAGCTGGGACTCTCAAATCATCATGTCCTTCTAAAGGTTCATGCCCCATTGCGTCTCTAGCTTCATTTGGTGTCATTATGCCTGTGTTGACTAGCGTTGCGTAATACGCCGCTTGGTCCCTTAACTCTGGTTGTAGTGCTGGAATATTTGAAACATTTTCAACAAGTTCAAATCCAAAGTATCTTTCAAAAGCATAAGCTATTTTTCTTACTATCGGGAGAATTGTCTCTAGATAGTAAAGTCTGTGATTAGGTCTAATGTTTGCATTATTCCCACCATCTAGAAGTATAGGTGGAACACCCATAGCTTCTAAAATTATTTTCTCATTCGCGTTGATAGATGATTGAAAGTCTAGTTCTTTAAAATTAATTTTTGTTAAATCATCAACTTCAATTCCACCGTCTAAAATAAGTGGTCGTTTACCGCCATTTAAAGGATTATACCTAGTAGCCCAGGCTTGCAGCATTCTTTCTTTGATTCTCTCGGAAAGAGTGTTAGGGCTTTTTAGAACTAATCCTGGAACTGCTCCATTCTTGAAGAAGTTATCTTGAAACTTCCTCATGTTATCAAGTAGATACATGGTTCTATATGCTGGTTTTAGTCGAGGTACTCCTCGATAGATCGATTTAAATGAGTTTTCTTTAATATGTATTATCTCTTTCGTTGAATAATCGACATGTCCTTCATATGTGAACTTCTCTATGTAAGTACTAGTATCAGAATGGATAGTTACATTCTGTGCTGGAAGATGATATAAATGTCTTCCATCAAAATATACGAAAATATTACCATCTATTAGTAGATCAATTATAAGATTTCTCTTAAAAGTATTGATATCCTGAAATGGATTTGGTTCTTTATTAAGTAATAAATCAACACGAGTTTTTCGAACATTTTCTACTACTGGTGCTACTCCATTTACTTTGTTGCTGACATCATATTTGATGTCCGCAGAATCGTCTACGATCATGTTTACAGCCCTATTAACTACTTCTAGTTCTTCATAAGCTGATCTATAATTATCTTTGTTTTCTCGGGTATCTAATGTTAACCCTTCGTTTAAGGCTATAAATGACTGAGAAGGGTTTAACTTCTCGTCAGTTTGATTTCTACCTAAAAATCTGTCATACCATGCCATGTTTTTCTCTCTGTTTTCCAACCCATCGTTTTTGCTTAAGTGCAGTCACTAATCTTGGTCTCTTACCATAAATACTGTGGAGCCTTAAGTGGTGGGCTTTGCATAGTGTAGCAGCTTCATTGTAAATCTCATTGTTAAATTCATCAATAAATTTTTCTCGGACATTCATGATTTCATCGGCAGAAGTGATAGTAATTCTATTACTCCTCAGCCAACTTTCTAATAACTCAGTCATTCCGTAGAAATGGTGAAAGTCTAAATGTTCCGTCGCACCACAGATAAAGCACTGGGTGTCTTTCTTATATTTAGATTTCGCTTTGTCTCTAACGTACTTGACTAAATCTCGTTTTAAATCCATAAATTCCTATTTATATAAAATTATACCAAAAATTCACCTTCATGTCAACATTTATTTTTTGGTAGGTCAAAATCTAAAAAGTACTCGCTGTAGTCTCAAAAGTGTACAGCGCATATCTAATAGCGTCTGACATATGACTTGCCATATTATGTTTTGGCTTTTCTTTAAGTAAATTTGGGTTACTATCCCATTGATATTGGTCTACACATGATAAAGCTTGTTGACATCGTTGGTCAATAATCAAATTATCATTGTCTATGATACCCGCTGTATGCCCAATTCCGTCTAGAATAGACTTTTTAGCATTAATTGTAGAAATATCGTAGTTTTGTGCAAAGTCAAACCTAGTTTGCTGTGCCGCTGAATCGATATAAATCCAATCAATGTTATATTTCTCTACTCTTTTCCGAATTTCGATAGCATGTTGTTCTGTAGTTCTTTCAGCGTCCATGTATTCATCTACAAGATAAAATTTTCGTTGATCCCAATCATATGCTATAACGCAGAAAGCTGTAGGATCTTTATATCCTACGTCCAATCCTGCGAATACATCCATATTACTAGTATCTAACTGATTAAGGTCTGCGACACACTCTTCAAAATTAAAATTCCAAATTTGTCCCTCATAAGTGTTAAAATCTGCCATGTATTCTTGGGCAAACTCCGCTTGGGACATTGATCTTTGTGCTTCTTTGATGTCCTCATCACTGAAGCGAGGGTTTTCATGATAAGTGGCTCTTATTGAAGCCCAATCTTTAAATTCATCACTAAATCCTCTGTGATAAAAGTCAGCAAACCAATTATTTCTCCCTCTAGGAGTAGAAATAAATACTGCTTTACTATTATCTTTATCTAATGTGGGACGAAGAGCCACATTAAAAGCATCCTTTCCATCAGCAAGTGCTGCTTCGTCAAAAATTATTAAATCATATGATCTACCTACAGCAGAATCCACTTGATTTACTGAACCCATTCTTATTGTCGACCCATTTGACAATTCTATTACCTTATCTTTTGCGTTATCTTTTACCACTTCAAGATCAAAGTGCTTTATTAGCTGTCTTTGTAAATCAAAAGAAATTTGTGATAATGAGTAGTTGGGGGACATAATTAATATGCTGGAGCCTGGCACGAGTGAAACAAGTTGTCCGATGACATTTGTTATATACGTTTTTCCTTGCCGTCTAGATATAGCGGCGCATACAAATCTGTATTTTGGGTTGTTTAAGGCATTGATTAATGCCGTTTGAGCCGAATTAGGTTCTATACCTAATAAGTTCATATATTCATCTATAGGTAACTTTATAAATCTTTCAGCTGTACCGAAAGTCATAATATCTTCGCTAAGAATATCTTTTCTGCTAACATCGAGCATTAGTGTATAGTTCTATTTAGTACAGTACCTATTTGGTGCTGATTAACAAAATCATCTAGCACTCCTGCTGAGTCGCATACGTTCAAAAGATATAAATACCCCATACATATATTACTCATAACCTGATCAGGCTCAGATACGTGTCCGTCCTGTTCAGCTTTTTTGTTTAAGATAGACAAAGTCACGCTACAAGTAGCTGCAACCTCTTCTAACCAAACAGTTTTATCGTCCATTAGCTAAAAATTACTGGTGTACCTAATACTTCTGCGTTAGCAGCAAATATTTGATCAGTTTGATCTTTTCTAATGAAAGTTACTTCTCCATCTGCTAGTGTGAAAGACCCTAGTGTAGCGTCTGCGCTATCTGCAACAGTTACTACTCTATTTGTAGCCCCTGAATTCACAAGTCTAACATCTGTAGAGTTAGAAAATGTGGAAGCTGCACCCACGTTAACACCGCAAGCTGCTTCAGCAGCGATTACTCTGAAAGACATTTATTTCTCCTTTACGATTTCTCGTTCTTTTGCTTTTTGCTTGGCTTCAATCATTTTATCCTGAATATCGACTTGTCCATCTAAGTTTTTGTCTGTACCATTAATCATGTTCCATAGCTGTTTAGCTTTTTGTTTAAATTTATTTACCATTTTATTATGTGATTGAGCGTACCGCTTAAGAAGTCACTTATCTTGGTACGCTCACTCTGTTTTAATTCTGAGAAGTTATTAAGACTTTTTGCCTCTCTTCTTCCCTTTTTTCTTTTTGGGACGACCCCTTGTCTTCCCATATGTTCCTTTACCGTAAGGCATTATTCAGCTTTATAACAAGTCCATGCACCGTAGCATAGTCCAGCTGCTGCTAATATTTTGGCAACTCCGCCTGTGAACAATACTAGTCCACAAACTACTACTAGAACCGCTCCGTCCCAACTTGTTCTTTCTGAAACTCTACTCTTTAACCAATCCATCTATTTCTCCCATTTTTGCTTTGGACACGATGCCCTATTAAGCCTTGCTTTAATCGGCATAAAGCACATACATGCTTTACACACCTTAAACTTATTTAACTGATCACAGGTACTGCAAACTTTAAGTCTACTTTTGTGAATCATCTCTTTCTCCTTTAATGTAATAGGCATGATATATTATCAAGGTCAGTCTTTAAATATAATTTTTAGTTCACATCTAATGATATCGCCACTACAATAATGTTTTATAAAAGCAGAAACATTGGTCAATTCTGACTTATTTTCTACTTCTATTTCTATTAATGCTTTTGATTTAGCAGATTCCTCTTTCTGACTTAGAGGGGCTATTTCTCTTTTGGGCTATCTTCGTCCTGTAATTGATCTGTTTCTTCATCTACTTTTTCTGCAACTGCATTAATTGTACCTGCTGTTGTATCTGCTACAAATGCTGTTGTATCTGCTACATCTTCTGCAACAGCTCCAACAACTCTAGAGGCAGTTCCTACGGTCATATCTAGTACCCCTGTGGCTACAGCTTTTGTACTATCTATA